TCAAACTCCTACTAGTGACGTGTGGCGGGTGATGCGCCGGTTCTCGGCGTCGACCTGCTCGCGTGGTTTCCGGCCGATCTGGAGCGGCGGCGGGTTTTTGACCCACCCGACCGTCTCAAGATCCGGCATCCCGGCTTTCTGGAGGTCGTAGAGGACGCCGGTAGAGACCACACACTTGTCGGTGTCGTCGAGCCACAAGTGGACAGTCTTGACCGGATGCGAAACCTGGCAGAGCGGGCAGACCTTCTTCAACGAGTCCCAATATAACGGCTTGTGTAGCAGCGGAATCAGGGCGAGCCCGGTGTTCGGCCGGGTGTACCGGATACGTATCCCGGCCATCAGTCCGCCGCCGTCTCATCAGCGGTCGGGAACACCCGCAGCCACCAGGCGACCGGGTCCGTCGGCGTCGTATCGGATACGGACGTGTCCGGGATAGTGAACCGGACCTCGCCGCTGGACAGGGTGCTGGTGATCTCCACAGACGCTTCAGGCCGCTCAAGGGTCATCGCTTCGCCGCTACCTTCTTCTTCGCCGCTGGCTTCGCCGCCGGCTTGGCGGGTTTCTTCACCTGGCGGGTCTCGCCGGGTGCGGCGGTGGCAGCCTCAACAGCACGGTGCGCGACCTCTTCGTGGGAGGCTTCCCAGACGGCGAGCGTGTCGAACAACCCCGGCGACGCTTTCACCATGTCCTCTTTCTCGTCGAACATCTGCCCGGGCTTGATAGTCAACATCCCGCCCTTGGTCGCGATGTGGGCTACCTGGTTCGCTACGACTTTCGCCATATCACTGGTCCTTCTTTAGGAGGCTGCTCCTACGAGCCCACGCCATGATACACCGTCGCAGAAGACGACCGCGGACTCGTTCTGTGTCGGTGTCCCGATGGTCGCCGCGGCGGCGTCGCGGATGGTAATCACTTCGGCCGCGTCAGCGGCGTTGTGGATGAACAATACCAGGCCGGTGCTGGTCGCTACGGCGGGCAGGTCCAGGTTCCTGGCGGCACCGCCCGGGTCGAATGTGAAAATGTTGTTGTCGTCGGCTTCGGCCTGGGTGATGACACGGTCGGCGCCCAAAGTTTCGAGCACGTTGACTGCGAATGGGTGTCCCATATTTCTCCTTGGTCGTAGGGCCGGGAGACGTGTGCCTCCCGGCCCCTCTGGTTAGTTGGTTACGTCACGTTCAGCATCGAGAAGGCGCCGTCGTTGACGGAGTCGGCCCCGAGCCGGTAGAAGGCGTAGAACCCGCGCTGCCCGGACGGCCGGTTGTTCGCGGTGGCGAACAAGTGCGGGATCGTCTCGACGGTCATCCCGACCCGGTCGGCGATGACATAGTTCGAGTAGTCGCCGAGGATGAGCATGTAGTTCTCTCCGCCGCCGGTGATGACCCCGTCCATGTCTTCGGACTCGAGCGCCGACTTGCCGAGCAGTGCCGGCGGCCGGTCGTTCCCGAGGGTCTCCCACAGTCCGGCGCCGCCGGTCGTGTCGAACTGGCGGACCAGGTTGTATGTCAGGTTGTTCGCCAACCATGATGCTCCCGGCCGGTACCTGGCTGGCAGTGCGCCTTGGATGGCGTACAAGTCCGCGATCGCGAACGTGTCAGCTCCCGCGGATGCCACTTCGCTGGCACCACCGGCCAGGGCGGTGACGATCCCGAACGGCTGGCCGACCCCGGTGCCGGTCGCGAACGCCGCGGCGTCCTGTACGTTCTTCCCGAAGGCGAGCAGTCTGGCGATCTCGCCGGTGACGTTCGCTTCGTCCTGCAACGCTTCGATTGAGATCGGGACGAACCCGACACCCTTGAAGATCGTGATGGACGGCTGCGCGAAGGTGGTGGCGTCGTCTGACGCTTCCGTCGCCTCAGCGTCCCACGAGAACGTGACTGCCGCCGAGGACACGCCGTTCCAGACGTCGCCGGTGGCGACAACCTGGCGGGCGACTTGCCGGATCTCGTTCAACGAACCGTCGTCGGTGATGATCACCGTCGGGTCCAACTGGAACGGGACCAGGAATCCACCTTCGGCGTCGGTGAGGGACATGGCACGAGCCACCGCGGCACGTTCGCCGTCGGTGAACACCGCGGCGGTGCCGTACCGGAGCGACTTCGCCCAGAACGACATGTACTCCGGTGACGAGGTGGCGATGACGAGACGCGAGATCGACCCGGTGGGGTCGTCCCACTTCTGGAGCAGCCGGGTAGCGGCTTCGCGCCGCTTATCGGAGGCGCCTTCCATCTTCTCGATCGCCGTGTACGCCCTCGACCGTAGTTCGCTGGTCTGCGCCTTCGGGTCGTCAGGGTAGGCCCGCATCTCGGACAGATCCCACGGATCATTCTTGATTCGGGTCTCGATCGACTCGATCTCACCGAACGGGTCAGTGTTCAGGTCGCCGTTCAACGTCCGGCCCGGCGTCGCCGCCGCCGTCTTGATGTGACGAGCCTGGGCGTTCCTGTGCAGCGCTTTCTGTTCGGTTTCGAGTTCAGCGAACTCGGCGGAATGCTCCGCGAACGAGACTTCGTCTTCGGCGTTGAGGGTGTCCTTGTCGGCGAGGCGGGCGACTTCGTCGTTGATGTCTTTGAGGCGAGCTACCAGCGTGGCGTCGGTGTGCTTCTCCTCATCGGTCAGATAGTTGGTGAGTGGCACTGTGGCTCCTTTGTGAAGCTAGGTCGGTGCGGACCGCCATCAACGCCTGCGCGTATTTGGCGGGGTTAGCCACTCGGACAACCTCAGATTCCACCGCCGCCGTCACCACAAACGACTCAACCTCTTCGGTGTCGTCGTCATCGGTGCGGGCGTCGGCTTCCTCATCGGGGGTCGGATCGGATAGGTCGGGTTGCTCGTCGCGGTGATTCGCGAGGAGGAGCCCTATAGAGAAGTCTTTCAACAGGTCGGGGTCGTCTTCGACCGCGGCGGCGAACTGGCGGCTACGCAACGCCACGGTGGTGTCGGTGTAGGCGGGCCAGACGACCGGGCCGAGCTCATGCAAGTCGAGGTCGGTGACGGTCCTAGTGTCGCGGTCGTCGGACCATTCGACACCGTCTTCGGGGGTGGTGAACCGGAACGACATGCCGGTAATAGACCCTTCACGGATGGCGTCCCGGACCGGTTCGGTGAGCCAGTTGTCGTGGACACGGGCCGACACGTATAGGCCGCGGTCGTCTTCACGCATCGACGTTATCGACCCGACCGGGATGCTACCGAGCAGCGGGTGGGTGCCGTGGTCGAATTGCATCACCGGCTTCGGGTTGGCACGGATCGCGCGGGCGAAAGCGCCGGGGGCGATCGTCTCAGTGAAATCCTCGAACCGGTTCGAGATGCGGGTCGGTGAGTTGAACACCGCCGCATACCCTTCGAGGGTGAGCCCGTCACCGGCCGGGACCAGCTCGAACGGTACGGCCCGGACCGAGTCGTTGTCGTGTTCTGTCATCTCTACCTCCGACCTTAATCACATGCGTGTAGTTTGTATAGCATCATCCGGTTTCGTGTTCGACCCAGCAGCGGCACCCGTACGTTTCGGCTCCGGGTCCGGTCGGGTCTCTCGGATAGTCCAGGTAAGCGCCACCGACGATGAACGGCTCGTCTAGGGCGGCGTTCGAGACTCCGATATGAGATTCACGGACTTTGTCGTCGCCTTGGTTGACCCATGCCCGCATGATCGGACGGCGGGTGACAGTTTGGACGCGTCGGGCGGCGGCGTTCTCGAAGGTGGCGGTCTGTCTGAGTGCCTGGTCGAGGGCGACACGTACGGCTCGTTTTTTGACGAAGTCGAGTTGGTACAGTTTGCGGAGTTGGCGGGACAGGTTCGGCGGCTGCAACGCCCGGACGGCGGCGATCCGTTTCCGCGATACCCGGCTCACCTCAGCAGCCGCCGCACCAACAAACGCCGGAAAGGTAGGCGTTCGTCCGGGTGTGACGTCGGCGTTGAAGTGCCGGACGGCTGTCGGGTAGACCCGGTCGCCGGTGAACGCCCACAACCCGCCGAACAGGACAGCCCATTCGGCGTCACGTACCGGATCATCATCCGGGTGGCGGGCGAGCCGGTCGCGTTCCCGCCTGAACTGGCCACGGACCGGAGCGACATGCCGGGTGGCGATCCG